CCGGCCCTTTTTTCTCATACCAATAGCAATTACAGCGAATTGCCGAGCAGGAGCGCCTCCGCCGCAATTCGAGAACCCCAGGTTCGTCCGACCGCAGCGCTTGCCTAAGGGTACCTGATCTCCACCTCAGAAGGGAGATTTGCCCTTATGGCAAATATCGCCGTAGCTTTCGGCTTCCGCCATGTCGGATATGTCGAAGGTGCTGCCCCGACCTACGGGTTGCGGCGCCGTAAGATCGCCCTCGGCAATACCAATCCCGTTTTCCACGGCGACCCGATCCAGGACGTCGCCACGACTGGGTACATCCAGCAGGGCATCACGACCCCAGCCTCCGGCCTCTTCAGCGGGGTCTTTTCTCATTGCGAGTACTTCTCCGTCTCGCAGCAGAAAAAGGTTCGGTCCAACTATTGGCCGGGCTCGGACGCGCAGTTCGACGTCGATGCTTTCGTCATCGACACGGTCGGTGCGATGTTCCTGGCAGCCTGCGATGGTTCGCCGATCGTGCTGGCGAACGTTGACCGCAACATCGATTTCACCATCGCGACAGGAGGCAGCGCAACGCCCACGACGGGGCAGGGTAACACCATCGCGCAGCTGAGCGGTGCGCTGCTGAAGTCAAGCAGCATCACCACAACGGCGACGCTGCCGTTCCGCATCTACAAACTCTACTCGGACGATGTGGTCCCTAACGCGCCAGTCTTGGGCGCGACAAGCCCGAACGGCGCCGACAATTCCACCAATTTCAACTGGGCGATCGTCACGTTTAACAGCGTGTCGTTCAAACAGCTGACCAGCTTGTAAGGGAGCGCTGACACATGCCCATCGCATTAGGCGCTCTCCGCAACGAACTGCTCCCGGGCCTCTTCGATGTCCGCGGTTCGTACGACATGATCCCACGGCAGTGGGACAAGATTTACAAGACACGCAAGTCCAACATGGCCGTCGAGCGCTCGACGCAGATGGCCTTCCTGGGCTTGCCGTTCCTCAAGACCGAAGGCGCGGCCACCCAGTTCGACAACGAGGCTGGTGAGCGCTGGAACTGGAACATCGAAGCTTTTGAGGTCGCGCTCGGTTATGCGATGACCAGAAAAGCCATCGACGACAACTTGTATCGGGCCCAGTTCAACCCGACCAACCTCAAAATGCAGGAAGTTTTCGCGCAATTTAAAGAAATTCAAGGCGCGAACGTCCTCAATACTGCGACTGTGGTTATCGCCGGATTGGGCGGCGATGGTGTACCACTCGCATCGACCGTCCATCCGGTGGATGGCGCGACCTGGGCAAACCGCTTCTCCGTCGACCTCTCGCTCAACGAGGCGTCGCTGCTGCAGGGGCAGGTCAACGTCCGCACTACCTTCGTCAATGAGCGCAACGTCAAGATACTGGCGCGTGCTCGGCAGCTCATCGTGCCGCCCGCACTTGAGCCCGTGGCTATTAGGCTTCTGAAGACGGAGCTACGGCCCGGAACGGCCGATAATGATGTCAATGCCATCCTGTCGACTGCGGGAGGGTTGCCGGAAGGCTACATCGCTCTCGACTTCCTGACCTCGCCGTTTGCGTGGTTCCTCAAGACCAATATCGAAGGTCTAATACATATCCTTCGTATACCCTTCGAAATGGATATGTGGGTGGACAACGTGACCGACAATCTCCTTGTCAAGGGGTATGAGAGGTATACATTCGCGTATAATGACCCGCGGTGCTTGTACTGCTCGTTCCCGACCAACTAAATTTAGTCGTCGGGATAAACATGTCTAAATTCGGAGCGCCGTAATGTCACAAACTGCTTTTCGTGGCCCCGCATACTCGGCCGGCTCTCTGTTGGATGCGCGTGTCGAGGGCGAGGATGGTCCGGGTCTTGAATATCAGGCCAATGCATTTCCTGATATTCGCTGGTTCCCGACCAACAAGGACGGCAAGGCGCCGGGACGTGTAGCGGCGTTCCTGAACTCGCCGTTCGTGGTGACGGTCGACACTATTCCATCCAGCTCGGCCACCGCTTCGATCGCCGCCCTAGCGAATGCGGTCAACGGTACACCGATGACGCTGACCACCGTCGCTCCTGGCGGGTCGGCGCAAAACGTGCCGTCCCTCGCCCCAGTGTCTCTGGTGCCTTTCCAGAAGAGTGCCACGGCGGTAGTGAGCGCCCTAGCGCTCGACTTTGGCTTTACGACCGGCAACATCACCGCCGGCTCAGGCACCGTCAGCAACATCTCCGATGCGACCATCTTCCAGCCCGGACAATGGATTTGTATCGGTGGTGCAGGCAACTCCGGCAAGACTGCCAGCCTGTTTACGCAGGTCAAGACCATCGCGTCCGCGACATCGATCACAGTCTTGCCGGTATCACTTGCGACTTTGACGGCCGCGCCGATCGGTTCCACCAATCTGACTGCCGGAGGTTATTCCGAGCCCAACATCTCTCCGAGCGGCGTCGATCCTTATCTCACCGCCGGGCTTGCGCGCCTCTTCAACCCGAACGAAGGCCTCGCGCGAAATATCCAGCTGACCGGTGTTGCGTCTGGTACCGGCGGTGCTTTCATTGTGCGCGGTTGGGACATCTATGGTGTCCCGATGTCCGAAACGATCACGGTCGGAGCTGGCGTCAATACAGTCCAGGGCAAGAAGGCTTTCAAGTATCTGGCGACCGGCAACACCAACGCTACCGGCGGCATTGTTCCGCAATTCGCTGATGCTCACAATTACAGTGCCGGACCGGGCAACGTAGTTGGCATCAATCTGCGCTCTCTATTCTGGGAGTATATGCAGATTTTCTACAATGGCGGTTTTGCGGTCACGAGCACTGGCTGGCTTACTGCCGACACCACAAATCCCGCTACCGCGACGACTGGTGACGTGCGCGGGACCGTCAATGCCGGCACCTTGGCCACAATCGGTGCTGCCTTGGATGGCACCAAGCGCATAACGCTGGCTATGACGATCCGCCTGATCGATGATATATCAGGCACACCACTGAATGCCGTGCCGCTGTTCGGACAGCCGCAGTTTAACCAGTAACGGAGGGCCATCGCTATGCGAGGCAGGACTCACGAGCACCGGGGTGCCGCGCACCATCCGCGCGATCACCGCAAGCATGGTGGCAAGGCTCACCATAAGCACCATAAGGCCGGCGGCGGCGAGATCATGGAAGCTGGCGGCAATCCCGAGGTCGAGAAAGAGGCCGAAGAGAAGAGCGGGACGATCGGCGCGAAGCACGGCGGCAAGGTTCATCGCCACAAGCGCAAGCATGGCGGCCACGTCGAGGGCAAGCATAGCAAGCACAAGATGGACCGGCACCACCGCAAGGCTGGCGGCCGCGTAGGCTCAGATCATTCTCCACTTTCGTCTGCGCACCACGCCTCTGATCATGCTGGCAAACAGCCCAAGCACCAGCAGGGCGGGATGAGTCCGGTCTAAAGGCCCTCCAGGCCTTCGATAGGCGGTCCAGGATCGCGCACGGAGCCATGGCCGTCACCTGACCAAGGGGTACGACCATGCGCCTACCGCCAATGTCCCAGCGCAAGAGCAAAGAGCCGTATCCGATGATGGATCGGCAGCACGTCACCAGTGCGCTCGGCTTCGCGAAGATGCACCATCCGGGCGACACCGGGCTGATGTCCAGGCTCAGGGCCAAGGCGCGTCGCAAATTCCCCGGCATGAGCGTAAAGAAGGGCGGAGCTGTCGTTGAGGGTAAGGCCCTCCGGCACCGGCTCGATCGCCGACACCGCGGCGGCATCAAGGGGCACCATTAGATGGGCATTCCGCATTCAGTCACCAAAGGCCCACTGACGGCGGGCGCGGCCAACAACATCGCCTTGTCGCAGTCGCCGGCCGGCGGTGCGATTATCCTGAACGGCACCACCTCCAATCGCGTGTCGACTACGACCACCGCTATTGCTGCGGCGGGGAGTTTGGTCCTGGCGCTGACTACGGTGACCGGCATCGTCGCCGGGTCGGCCATTACCGACAGCACTGCGGCTGTGATTCCGTCCGGTACGACGGTGCTTGGGGTCGACGCGACGAACAGCAAGGTCATTCTTAGCCAGCCCGTGGGCGGGGCGGGCGTGGGCAGCGGCGATACCATCGTGATTGGTGGTGTTGCCACTCTTGATACCCAGCGCCGAATCCTCATCACTTCGGGAGCGAGCGACGCCGGCATCACCTTCACGATCAACGGTGCTGGCGACAACGGCGTGCCGATCAGCGACACCTTCGCGGGCGGCGCCGTCAGCGCCCTGTCGAACCTGGATTTCAAGACGATCACTAGCGTCACCCACACCGGGTCGGTGGCAAGCACGATCACCATCGGCACGACGACGAACTTTTCTGCCGGCATTGTCGTCGCTGCGACGCCCTGGCTCGGCGTTAACTGGCATGCCGAGCCGTTCAATATTGAGTTGGCTGGGGTCGTGACGGGAACGCTTACTTGGGGCTGGCAGTACACCTACGATGACCCGAACAATCTGCCGGCCGGCGTTCTGTTCCCGCAACCCTTCAACCACCCGACGCTGAACAACATCACGGTGTCTCAGGACGGCTCGATCAACGACCCTGTCGCGGCAATCCGGTTGGTGATAATCTCCGCAGCGACGAATACCGGGTCCGTACGCGGGGCCTGGATGGAAGCGGGGATCAGCGGACAATGAACGATCTCTTGTCGAAACTTCTCGCATGGTTCGCTATCGGGACGCTTTTATTTGGCGGCGTATGGCTTGCCATGGCGCAACCGACCGGCACGAACACCGCGCCGAACAAGGTACCCGTCACGGTCGTGGCGAACCTGCCGACGTGTAATACGGGCAATGAGGGGCTGACCTGGGGTGTGTCTGATCAAGCGACTGCGGTGGCCTACAACGGCGCGGTGACCGGCTCCGGCGCGACTCATCAAGGGGTCTACTGCAACGGCACGGCATGGGTGCAGCAATGAGCGATCCTAAAGAAGGATGCAAAATTAGGTGCAGGCGCAAGGGTGATGAATGGCGTGATGGCATCGTTTCCTGTGTGTGGAAATATGACGGCACGTCCATGGTAGATTTGGTCGAAGGCGGCACCATCATTCCATCCTTTGGCGACGAGTGGGTTTACACATGAGCGACCCGACTGGCACGTCAGGACTTGGAGGCGGTTCACATGTTGGCGCCGACCTCGCGGCCGTCATGCAGGGCGGTCCGACGTTCATAGATCGCATGGAGCAGCTGAGCGAGCGAACTGCCGCCCATGAGAAGGCGTTCGGTGATCTCGCTCTCGGCAAGGCGGCGCGCGATGCCTACTTGCATGCCCATCAGATCAAGGCCGATGTCGAGAAAGTCCACGCCGCTGCAGCCAAGGGACTCGCCGATGCTACCGACAAAGCGGCCACCAAGATCAATGAAGCGAATGCTCAAGCGGTTCGGCTTGTGGCAGATGCCAGCAAAATCGCCGAGCGCACCAAAGCCGAAGCCGAGCAAATCAAGCTCAACGCGCAGAGCGAGCATGACCGCATTGTAGGAGAGGCCCAGGCGATCAAGGACCAAGCACAGGCGCTGATGGATGCGGCGACCGCGGACCGCGCTACGGCGGCTCAGACCCTATCTACGGCCAACATCGAGAAAGAGCAGATCGAGGCCGACCGCCAGACCGTCAATCGGCGGCGCGATCGGGTTCTTGCTGCTCGTGATAGGTTGGTCGCCGCCATCAAGGAGGCCGATGGTCATGTCTTCGGAGTTTGAGGATGGCGGACCCGACCGGAACCAACACTGCGACGCCCAGCGCGATCGAGGCGATCATCGGTGCCAAGGGACAGGCCTTGTCACCCGGCGTCTATGCGGATGTCGAAGTGCCGTGGAACTGCTCGATCGCACATTGGACGGCGGTCGGGGATCAAAGCGGGTCGGCTGTAGTCGATATCGAGGTATGTACGTTCCCGCAATTCGATGGTGGAGCGACACATCCAACAGCCGGAGACAGCATTACCGCCGGCAGTCCGCCGACGATTTCAGGATCGACGAAAGGGCAGGACACAACGCTGCCAGGATGGTTTCGCTCGCTTATCGCAGGAACCGTCTTGCGGTTCATTCTTAATTCGGTAGCGGGGCCCCAGCAGATCACGGTCTCATTGGCGGTTTTCAAGTAGGAGCTAGAAGTCGATGCCTTACTTTTACGATCTTGAGTTCGCGGCGACGCAGACTACGGCTGGCACGCCACAGACGCAGATGGCTGGCAAACAAGTCGCTGCCGGGGCGGTGCTTGGGATTTACGGGCTGATCTGCGCAGCACGCTCGCTTACTGCCGGTGGCATGACGGTCCAGACTAAGACCAACACTGCGGGCGGTACGGTCTTTTCAGGAGGCACGGCACAGACGCCAACCCAGAAGGAACCTCGCGCCCCAGTAGCACAGAGCACATGGGTCAATGGCGGCACGGCTATCACGCCCGGCACGACGCTTCTGGTGCGCAACGCAGTTGGCATGGCGCAGACAGGTGGAACTGGCGGCTTGCAGCCGATTACGCCGCAGGCGGCCATCCAGATAGAGGGCGGCACCACGCCAAATCCGGTCGATGTCGAGTTCGTGTCGAACGGGGTCACCTCTGCTGTCGCGTTCGAACAAACACTCGAAATTGGTGAGGGTCTGTAAAATGGGAACATTGTTTCCGATCGGTAAGAAAGTGACGGTCACCGCCAAGAGTTCGGTTCCTGTGGCCGGAAGCGGAGACGATCACACCGGCAAGACGGGCAGGGTCAGGGCATATACTGATCTCGCCAAGGACGACATCATTCACATTGTCGACTTGGATGAGCCGTTTTTCGTGTACGGCCCCAACGATCCTAAATTCGATCAACTTACTGGGAAGCCGGTCCAGGGGAACAAGGTCGACTGGATCGAGGTGCCCGGGTCGTGTCTGTCATAGACGAGCATCGCCAACACCAGACGCTTGATGAGTTAGAGCGCAAGGCAAAGAAGGCGCGACGGCCGGGCTGGTGGACTCAGGAAGACATTGACTTGGCCAAAGCTGAGGCCAGGGAGATGGTGAAATTTTTTAAGGAGGCGGAATGCCTGTCGTAGGAAACGATCCGCGCAATGGCAGTTGGGAGCGAGGGTTCGAAAAGAACGGCCCCTATACCCTCCCCGACTGCCGGGTGAGCTTTCTTGAGCGCGACAAGCATCGCGTTTTCTTGCCTCACATTGGGCAAGGATGGGACACAGTGTTCTGTGCGATGTGCGGCAAGCCGGAAATGGCGGTGCCGCCCGACTGTCCGCACGTCTATTACCAGTGCCAGCAATGCTTCAACGAGCACGGCGCGCCGCCTGATGCGATTCAGGTGCCAGGAACATGAATGCGACAGTTTGGGCAACCGTGGTCTTTTGGCTATCAGAGGTCCGGTGGCTCGGCTCCAGTTAGTGGACTGCCGTTATTCCAGCTTCCTGCCGATCGCTCAACGACGTGGCAGCCTGGTGTCACTTACAACACATATGCTGGGCTAACATCATTGGCTGGCCACGGATCGTCTGGAATCCCTGTAAGAAACACACAATCTGGTTCTACGATCACACCATCCGGTGATCTTACGGGCGCAACTGATTTTACTAATATTCAGAATGCAATAAATGCTTGCCCGTCAGGTCAATTTGTAAAGCTTAGCCTTGGAGTTTTTCATACCCAGGGCTTGACGATCAACAAGGACATTACCCTTCGTGGCTCCGGCTCTGGTGCGAATCTCAGTTTTGGCATCAACGGAGTTCCTGGACCATCGCACGGCGCTTTCACTGTTGATGCGACGGCTACTCAGATAATAGGGACCGCAGGGAGTGGAACAAATATAATTTCAGCAGGAAATCAAACTCTTCCCGCTACTATTTTAGATCAAACTTTATTAGTTGCTGATGCGACGCACGGGTCGAACCAGATTCATCTCGCCAGCATTCCGTCCGGCCTCGCCGTTGGCGACATCGTCATTCTCGATCATACGACGCTCGCTTTCTCGGCGACCACCACTGTAGACAATCCAAATGGGAGCAGCACTATAACTCTGCCTTCGGTACCGGCGGGAGTTACAGTTGGGTTGAATGCCTATAGCAACGACGGCACGAACTACATCTTTCCCGAAGGCACCGTCGTCAATTCATTTACGGGGACAACGGTCACGCTGAGCAAGCCCACCATACGAGACATGCCGATCGGATCGTATGCTTGGTTCGACACCGATCCTGAAGCAGTTTGGGGTCTGAACTTTGTGCCCGGCCCATTTCCGAGTAATCCGGAATGGGGTTGGTTTGTTTGTAATCCATACTGTGCAAGAGTGGCATTGATCGAGGTCGCCGCGATCGATGCCGTGAACAAAATCATAACGTCTGTGATGCCCATACGGGGCGATTACAGGGTGGCGCTCAGTGCGAAGATTTCTCGGGTATCGGCTAGTACACCATTTGTCTACGGTGTCGGCATCGAAGACATGATGTTATTTGATGGTGAGCACGGCAACATCAACTTTGGCGGCTGCGCTTACAGTTGGATAAAGAACGTTGATTCTGGTTGGGGCAGGGGGGCCGATGGAATTACGACCTGTTATCGCTGCGAAATAAGAGATTCGGTTCTGCATGAATCCCCAGATGTAAACCCTGGAGGTGGTGGTTATAAAACTGGATTTGCGGCCGGGGCCACAGATTGCCTTATTGAAAATAATGTGGTGTGGTTTGGCAACAAAGTCATGGTTATGCAGGGGGCGGGTCCTGGCAACGTCATTGCCTATAATTGCATGGATGATGCCTTTGGCACCCAATATCCCTCTGGGCCAGAGGCCGGACTTAATGCTGCTCATTACGTGGGTTCGCATTTTGCGCTGTTTGAAGGTAATTACTGTTTTATGTATAAAGGGGATACATTCTGGGGGAACTCGTTCAAAATCGTATTGCTCAGAAATTGGTTATCCGGTTTGCGTGCTGCTGGTGGACCTCTGAAGACTCTTACCGCCACTCCTGGCATTGGACCGTTGAATGCGCAGCCTTATCGCGATCTTGATTATAGCGGGCGCTCTGCTGTTGACTTACAGGCATATCTGTTAACACATAGTTTTGTTGGCAATGTGCTGGGGTATTCAGGGCAGGTTCCTATCTCATGGCACGATGCGGGTGGAACATGGACGGGCGGTCCATTTCATTATGAAGATTGGACGGGCGCTTCCGGTGGCAGCGATACGGTCATGTGGAGGGGCGGTAATAATCAGCAGGGCGGCGTAAACATCCAGCATACGAATACTTATCTGACTTTATTGCGTCAGGGAAATTGGGATTGGTTCACGGGAAGCCAAATCTTCTACGCTAATATCGGCGACACTGGAACGACCAGTACGGGGCCTCCGTTAGCGCTTCCAAATTCCTTATATCTTCCGGGGGGGAATCCTCCTGCGTTTTGGGGCGCTAATCCATGGCCTTGGCTCGATCCATCTACCGGAACTGTTCACACGCTTCTTGCAAAGGCAAGGCTAGCGGCTCTTTTGGCTGCAACGCCAACAAATCCGATATCAGGGCCAATCCCTCCCGGTAACAACGTGGGCAATTAAGTGTCTGTCACCTTCGATGCAGTTGCCAGTTCTAGCGTAACAAACAATGGTGCCACGACGCTATCGTGGATGCACACGCCTGTGGAAACACCTACAGCAGTAGGCGTTACGCTATTCAATTACCCTGGTGCGGCGATCAATGGCATCACGTATGGGGGCGTCTCTTTAACATTATTTGCAACCGGCACGACTGTAGCGAATGGCAGCACTGCGCAATTATGGGGGTTAGCTAATCCGCCGGCAGGGGCGCAAACGGTCACAGTCACATTCGCTAATACGGGTGCGTTTTTTATAGGCGGCTCCATCACGGTTACCGGCTCAGATACAACGACTGTTTTCAGTAACACAAATGCTGGAGGCGGAAGCAGCACTACGCCAAGCATATCGGTCGCGACTACCGTTACCACTGAATTGGTTATCGATGTCGTTGGCAACGATCAGAATGACAGCGAGACGCAGGGTGGTTCTCAGACCTTGCGTTGGGGGCCGCTCACGGCGCCGAATAACGAGGCCGCGAGTTCTTCACAACCATCTGGCGCCAGTGGCACGACAATGTCATGGACGCAGGGTGGCGGTGCCGCCCCGTGGTCTATTGCCGCCGGTTCGTTCAAGGTCGCTGCCGCGGCAGCGACGTCAGGTGGAAATTTGCCTATGATGGGTGTCGGGCATCACAAGAGAATTTTTGCAATGCCGCATCAATGCCTGATATCGCCGAGGAAGCGTTTGGTTCAGATTCGGAATAAGCTCATCGTTCCGGGCCGTAGGGCTGCTTAAGGAGCCGGATAATGGCTGAAGGTTTCGTTCAGATTGCCGCCGATGGAATTGGCAAGCAGCTGGACAATGATGTTGTCACGGTTCCGGCCGGAAGCGTCATCACCAATAGCGATGGAACCCAGACAGTTCTTGCGGCGCCAGCCTATTATTACCGCGAGCGGATAGTCACCTCCGATCCGAACGACCCGCGGGGTGTCGCCAGCGTTACCGGCGTACAGGGGCCGAGCGGGCAAGACTACGGGCTATCGGTCCGACTGACGCCCGGTCAGCCCGACATGAGAGACCTCTATTCGGTGCTGGCGGACATCGACACGGTGCTCAACAGCATGATGGGGCAAGGGTTTATGGGGGCCATGGCGTCCGCTCCTGTTGCTCAGTCTTTGCCGAGAGTAACACTCCAAAGTCCGGCGTTATTATCGCCATCAGTACCGTTGCCGAATATTGCCGACCCATGGGGCCGGCAGATTACTGTTCCGGTCGGCACTCGTGACATGCAGACCGCCACCGAAACGACGATCACGGCGGGAACCGAGACGACGATTCAGGCCGCCAATGATGCGAACACGTACAATGACCTGCTGGCGATCATTCTGTGCAACACCTCGGCCACGGCGGTGCGCGTAGACATCCGCGATCAGCTTTCCACAGTGACCAATCTGGTGAGCAAGATAGGCGTCATGCCGTTCTATTTGCCGGCTGGAGATACCAGAGGTCTCGCCCTTGGAAGTGTGCTAGCGTATCAATCAAATCCTGGTCAGGTCTGGACGGCTACGGTGTCGTCGGCCGTGACGGACATTCGCATCTGGGTACTGTTCGCCCAAAACAGAGCTAGATAAGGAGATCAGCAAATGGCCGGACCTCTCGGTACTGCAACAGGCATCGTCAGCCGCGGGTTGCCGCAGCCGGCGCCGGACCTGACTTATCGCGAAGATCGTCTTGGGCGCTACGGTTCCGCAATGGTTGAAAGCATCGTCCGTAAGCAGCATGTTCTGCTGGACGAAGGCGTGTACCGGATAACGAACAACAACTCTCAGACCGGTATCATAAGTTCGTCCGCGACCGGATGGGTTGCCACTACACCAGCCGCGATCGTCTACAACAACGATAGCCCGGGAAATCCAGCCGCGAAACGCATCTATCTCGATTTCTTGAATTTGGTGACGACCGTCGTTGGTTCGGCAGCTTCAGGCTTGGTTAATCTTCAGGCTGCGCTCTATCTTGACAATGGCAATCGCTACACATCGGGCGGCACAAATATCACCGGCAATATCGTCAATCCGAACGGCGACACGCCATCCAATTCGATCGCGAACGTTTATTTCGGCAACATCACGGCCGCCGCTGCCACTGGCGCAGTTCGTGCCATTTCCCCGCTTCGTGTCATTCGACCAGCCGTATCCGGCACGGTTCTGGATGTTGTTGGCGAGACTAAGTGGGTCAACTTCGGTGCGGTCGAAGGTATGCTAAATGGGTCGATCACCATCGCGAATGCCAATTTCATTCCGGTGCCGATGCCCGCAATCGCTCTCGGTCCAAATCAATGTGCACTTCTATATCTGTGGCAGAACGTCGGTGCTACCAACGTCGCCGCAACCTATGCGCCGGAATTTGGATGGTGGGAGCGCTAAACCGTGGCTACTGCAACTCTTCTTGACATGGCGCTGATCGCGGCCGACGTGACCTTTAAAGGTCGTGTCCAGGCCGCGGTCTATCAGTACGCCATTCAAACGATCAACGCTGAGACCGGCGTCGTAAATCATGATCGAAGAAAGAACTACGCCAATCAGGTGCTCAACGATCCGAACGCTTCTATACCTGACTTTGTTTGGGCGGCTGCGTCAAATCAGACCTTGGCGAACGATGTGGTAACGGCCAACGTGACCAATTTTACGCCCGCGACGACGGCCGCCGTGGTTGCCGCGGCGGTGACGACGGCGACGCCAACGATTACTGGGGCCACGGATACCGATATTAATAACGCTGTGGCCAACGCATGGAACATGCTCGCGAATGCCTAACTCCGGGAGCAGGATAATCCCTTGTGGCGCTTCTCAATTCACGATCGCTGTGGGAAACGACCGGCGCGGTCGTCGAGGCCAATCCGCATTTCGTTTGCCGATCCTTCACGCCGTCAGTATTCACTCGAACAAATTACAATTCCCTTGTTCCAGACACTTCCAATCCTGCGGTCGTACCGAGTCAGAATTTCATAGGCCGATTTACTCAGCCGCAGTTCTCCCGGTTCAACAATAATGCGACAGCCGTCGATTTAAGCTCTTTTGAGACGAACACTCATTTCATCCCGCATACTTGGTCTACGCAATGGGTACCGGCCGGAGCCTTGCGGCAGAACATAGCGCAGGACTTTAGCTCGTCGGCGGTCGAGACCAACCCCCATTGGGCGGGTAAGGTATGGCCTGTTCAATGGAGTGTCGATCTTCGGCTCAAACAAAATACTGCTCAGGATTTCAGTGCCTCGGCGGTTGAGACGAATCCTCACTGGCGAGGTAAGACGTGGTCCGTTCAGTGGATCACCAATCCGCTGCTAGACCAGACTACGGCCAACGATTTCAGCTCTTCCGCCGTCGAGACGAATGTCTACTTCATCCCGCATGCGTGGCCCCTGCAATGGCTGGCATATAAAGCGCTGTGGCAGAACCCGGCGACGGACGCCCCAGCTGTCGCGGCTCAGCCGGATACGCCGACTTATTTCGTCCCAGGCCAGCTTCCCTGGCAATGGGTCCTCAATCTTTCCCTTGTGGGTGGGACGGCGAACGACCTCACCTCACCTGCAATCGAGACCAATCCGCAATGGACAGGTCGAACCTATCCGGGGCAATGGCAACCTCAGCAACCCTTGCGGCAAAACGCGGCGGCCGATGTTCCTGCGGTTGTTGTAACTTCTGACACCCCTACGTCATGGCAGCTGGGGGTATGGGCCTCACAGTGGTACTCACAACTGTCGTTGCGGCAAAATCCTGCTACGGACGTTCCGGCAGTTGTCGATACGCTATCCTATTTTATATCGAAGCAGCTGCCATTGCGGTGGGATCTGAACCGGGCTCTCGGCCGGAATATTGCGGCTGATTTCAGCTCGTCGGCTGTTGAGACGAATGTCCACTTCATCCCGCGTGTCTGGCCGTCACGTTGGGACCTCCAGGTATCCCTAACGCGCGGAACGGCGCAGGATTTCAGCTCTGTTGCTCCCGTGGTCACCAGCCGGCCGCGCGTGTATATTTACACCTGACGGGAGAGACCATCACATGACATCGAGCGGAACCACGGTCTTCAATCCATCCGCCGCGGACCTGATACGCACAGCATTCAGCCGGTGCGCGCGTCCCGAGTTGCGGGGCAACGTGCTTACCGTCGAGCACCTCAATACGGCGGCACGCGAGGCGAACCTGCTCAACGTCGAATGGGCCAACCGTGGCTACAACTTGTGGAAGCAGGAGACCATCCAGTTCCCGGCCTCGACCACATTGACCCAAGGCATTTTTCAATATGCGTTGCCAGCGACGACGCTGATGGTGTCGATGGCGTGGCGCGAGACCCAACCCGGGGTTACCGGGCAGACTGACATCGTGATGGGGCCGCTCTCGGCGACCGAGTACAAGTCGATTTCCAACAAGCTTCAGCAGGGGCCGCCGACCAGTTGGTGGTACGATCGTCAGATCAGTCCGGTGATGAACCTGTGGCCCGTTCCTGACAATGGCGGGCCCTATACGGCGTTCTGCTTCGCCTTTACTCAAATTCAGGATGTGGTTGGCCCTGGCGGCGTCACGATTGATTCCCCGTATCGGTTTCTTGACGCCTTCGTGGCGGGTCTTGCCAAGCGGGTGGCCATTCATTACGCGCCGGAACGGGTGGGGACGCCCGGTAATCCGTGGGCGGGGATACCCGGTCAGGGGCTCGCCGGCGAGGCTGAGCTGGCTTGGTACGCTGCGACCAAGGCCGACACCAACCAGCGGCCGCTCAATCTGACGCCAGATTTCACGGGGTACTACCGATTATGAGCGCACATCCGCGACCCAACATGATGGACACGAAGGATGGTCCTGTTGATCTAGGGATGCTTGTTGGCGCACTATTGCGGCGCCATCGCGATGGGCTTCTACGTTCGGCCGAGATCATAACTATCAATGACCCAACGCCCGCCCCGTCCTTCGACACCTCGGCCATTGAGGATTTCCGAATGGAGGGCAAAGGCTGTAATATCGGTCCATGAGTTGGCGACCCCACCCAAGAAACGCGACGTCTGACCCTCACGACGGGCCATGGACCCGCTGTGATTCGTGTGGCTTCCAGTGGAATCTCCCCAAACTAGGCTGGCAGTACGAGTGGGCCGGCTTCACGATGATCAACAAGCACTTGCTCAAGTGCCCCTACTGCCTCGACGAGCCCCAGCCACAGCTGCGCGCGATCATCATCCCGCCCGACCCGGACCCCGTCTACAACGCTCGTCCCGAGCAATATGCGATCGACGAGGGCCTGGTAGCGGCCTTTACAGCCTCAATTGCACCCGGCACGAACCAGCAATTTCCAGATGTTCAATGTATCATGACGGTTACCCTGGTGACGACCGGGCCGGTGCCGACGGGTGGCCAGCTACAGGGCACTAATGTCGCCGTAGGTAGCGTTGTCGGAGATCAGCTTAGTGGTGCCAATCCTCCTGGTGGTACGGGCACCTATGCAGTTACGCCGAAGCAGACCGTTGCTTCGACCAACATGACCACCATCGGTCCACCGATGAGCGCCTGAGATGTCGACCAACTACACCACATGGCAGCAGCAGGTCGCGGTTCTCTGCGGTGTTGCCGGTACCAGCGCGGCATTTCTGACCGAGGTGCCGGCGGCGATCGATTACGCCGAGCAGCGCATCTATCGCGATCTCGACCTGATCTCGACCATCACCGTTGACGATACGACCACATGCACCCCCGGCGCGCGCTCGATCACGGTCCCTAGCGCGTTCGTGGTGGTTAATTCGATCTATCTTCTGCTGCCAGCCGGCAATAGCAATCCTCTGGTCGGCACCAAGCAGGTGATCGAAAAGGTGTCGCTGGACTACATCAGCTGGGCTTATCCGCCCACCGCGGCGCTCGGGGGCCCGCCCCAGGTCTGCGCTTACATCAATCAGAATACCTACGCGATCGGACCGACTGCTGACGTGCCATACTTCTTCGAGACGGTCGGTACCCAGCGCCCGGCACCGTTGTCGTCTGGCAATACTACGACGTTCCTTACACTCAATTTGCCGGACCTTTGGGAGGCAGCAACGATGATCCACTTCTCCGGGCAGATGAAGAACTTCGGCGCCCAGTCCGATGACCCGCGGATGTCGGCGAGCTGGGAAGGTCTCTACACCAAGCTTCTCGCCAGCGCCGACGCAGAGGAGTTGCGCAAGCGCCACGCCGGAACCTCGATCTTGCCGATACCGGGGACAGCCAAGCAGCCGGTGGCTGCGGGGGCTGCGAAACAATGAGCGATTGCGAAGATCAGGCGTGTGGGCCGACCGCTACGTGCATCAAATTCGAATGCCAATGGTGGGAAGGCAATATCAGACACGAGCCGCGGCTTAAGAAGCGTGGGCAATTCTGGTGCTGCCCAAAGTGCGGTGATTCTTACGGGACCAATCCTCATCCGGAAATGAACTGATGGCCTTCGAAGAATTTCGCCTCATCCCGGGCTTCGACATCGAGCGGACGCCAAGCGCGAATCAGGCCGGCATCGTCGACGGTGCCCTGGTGCGCTGGAAGGAGGGCATGCCTGAGAAGCTTGGTGGCTGGTCGAGGTTTTATCCCTCCTCGGTCAACGTCGGCGTTCCGCGCGCGCTGCACCCATGGCAAGACCTTAACAACAATCTGAGGCTGGCGATCGGCGGCACCACCGCACTCAAAGTGCTGTCAGCCGGATTGCTGACCGACATCACACCGCAGGAAACCCTTACTTCCGGCGGGACGAATTTCTCGACCACGGTTGGCTCCAGCATTGTCACCATCGTCGATGCCAATATCGTAAATCCGACTGCCGGTAGCTTCGTCTTCATCAAGGATCAGGTGTACGTCGGCGGCATCATTATCTTCGGCATCTATCAGATCATCACCGTTCTCTCGTCGACCTCCTACACCATCCAGGCAGCATCGAACGCACTCTTCACGTCAGCCTTTGTCTCTCCGCCAGCCGCGCCGACGCTTAGCCAGACTGCGGGCGGCGCACTGGGGGCGCAGACCTATTTCGTTAAACTTACCTACGTCAACCCGTCTGGCGAGACTGTTCCGGGGGCCGAGGCCAGCTTTGCGGTTTCCGCCAACAATTTGCTTGTGATCACTTCACCGGCGGCATCTGGTACCGCTACCGCCTACAACGTCTACGCCGCCAATCTTTCCGGGTTCGAAGTTCTGGTGACAGCAACGCCGGTTCTGCTCGGAGTAAATTTCACCGAGCCCGCAGCAGGCTTTGGTTCGTTCGGTTCAATGCCTATCGTCAATTCGACTGGCGGGTCGTTACCGTTCTTCAAGACCACCAATGGCAGCGCCCAGGTTGAAGTTGATCTTAAAAGTCATGGTCTTGTTGCCGGTCAGACAACGAATTTCATTGACAGCACCGGGATCGGCGCCATCCTGATCCAGGGAAATTACATCGTTCAATCTCCGATCACTGCAAATTCATACTTCATCTCGGCGAATACTCTTGCGACGGCAACGCTGAACGGCTTCCAGAACTCCGGAAATCTGACGATCCTCTACTTCATCAATCTGGGGCCGCAACCGACTTCGTCAGGATGGGGCATTGGTAATTGGGGTGGAGGAACCTGGGGTATCGGCCTGCCGCCGGCATCAGGATCGGGCACGCCGATCACCGCGACCGACTGGTCGCTCAACAACTTTGGCGATGTTCTGCTCGCCAACCCGGCGGGGCAACCACTCTTTCAGTGGAGCCCTGAGAGCGGGTCGTCGATCGCCGGCATTGTTGCCAGCATGCTGGGCCCGGGACCAACGACATCCGACGGTTTCATCATCACCCAGCCGCAGCAGATTGTTCTGGCGTGGGGTGCCTCGTTCAACGGCGTCTTCTCTCCGATGCGCATCGTGTGGTCGGATGCCGGCAACTTTCTGAGCTGGATACCGTCATCGACCAACTTTGCCGGCGGCTTCACGATCTCGCGGGGATCGAGGATCGTGGCGTGTGTGCAGGGGCCGAACCAATTTACGGTACATACTGATGTCGGCGTGTGGTCAGGCATGTACGTCGGTTTGCCGCTGGTGTTTGCCATCAATGAGGTGATGGAAGGTTGTGGGCTGGTTGGCCGCAAGGCGCTCGGCGTTGCCAACACGACGATCTATTGGATGTCGCAGACGCAGCTGTTTCAAATGTCGGTTGGTGGCGTTCCACAGGCGATGCCATCGACGGTATGGGACAAGGTATTCCAGCGCATCGACAAGACCAACCTGCAGAACGTGAGGTTCTTCGCCAACTCGAATTTCAACGAGATCGGATGGTACTTTCCGGTCTCGGTGGCAGCTGGCGGCGGCTCCGGCGAGTGTACCGAATATATCAAGTTCGATATCATCAATAATCTTTGGGATTACGGTCCGGTCGGACGGTCAGCTTGGATCGATCAATCAATCCTCGGGTCGCCGATCGGCACCACCATCGGAGGGCTGCTCTACCAGCACGAGACTTCGCCGGATGCCGACGGCGTGGCGATGATGCCGTTCATTCTCACCGGTCACTATGTGATCGAGCGTGGCAAGCAATTTGGCTTCATGGATTATCTAATCCCTGATGCGCAATACGGCTACAATGGCCAATCGCAGAACGCAGCGCTACTGATCACCCTGTTCTTCCGCAGCTTTCCCAATGACACACCGGTGGTGGCCGGGCCATTCCCGGTGAGCCAGCTGTCGCAATTCATCGAGCCACACAATCGCGGCCGTCTGATGCAGATGCTGGTACAGAGCCAGGACCTCGGTACATGGTGGCGCATGGGGTTGTTTCGCGCGCGCATCGCGCCTGATGGAACGAACTCGCTATGATGTCGTCGCCATCGTTGCTGACGATAGTCCAAAATGCCGTACTGGCCATCAATGGACTTGCCCAGCAATTCCAGAAGTTTTTCAAGACTAAAATTATCATCTCGATTACCGATTTCGGCGGTGTCGGAGATGGCAAGACAGACAATCTTGCGGCCTATCTCAGGGCGGTCGCCTTTCTTTCCGGGACGGGTGGGTCGATCTTTTTCCCACCGGGAACGTATCTGTTCAGCGCCAATGCCCCGTTCAATTATCCGACCGGCACGTTTTCCGTCAGCATCGTCGGGAGTGGCGCCGACAGCACGGTTCTATTCTGGCCGAACGCTTCAGGCGGCCTGACCTTCACTCTTTCCGGCATCGGCTCGTCTATCCACGTTCGCGACCTCACCCTAACGACTGGGGCCACGAACGGTGGCAATGCGCTTCTGATCCAAAGCAGTTTCGCTGACGCCAATCCGGCCCTCACTGCAATCAGCGATATCTATCGTGTCACGATCCGCGGCAGTGATGCATATGCCGTCTTTGCGAATTATTGGACGATCGGCGTCAACGTCACTAACGTCTCGAATATCCAGATTGAGAATTTGACCGCCTTAGGTCCGGCGACCCCAAACGGTACCGGCATCACTCTTATCGGCAATCCGGGCGGAGCCACTTATGGGGTTGTCTACAATATTGCCAAATCGACTTTCAACAATCTCACCGGGATTCAGTACGGGTCGTACATTCAAGGGGTCACGGTCGATCAATGCAACTTCACGTCCAACAATGGAACCTGTAACGGAATTTTCGGTCCTGGAGGGCAAACAGGACAGCTGCTGCAACTCAACGTCACCAATTGTCAATTTAATGTTCCGACGAATGCCATCGTTTTGGGCACGGTCGTCGGTGACGTCTTAATCGCAAATAATCTCGTCATATCGCGAGCCAACAGCAATGCTTTCAATCTCGGGCCAGTTACTTTTTTTACGATAACGGGGAACGTCATCCAGTCATCCGACCCGACTACCACGAATGGGATTGTGATTGGCGGGACCGGCGGAATAGGGACGATCAGCGACAACCTTGTCGATGCCTTCAACACAGGAATATGGCTACAAGCGAATGCTCCCAACGTATCAGTCACGGGGAATCTGCTTGCAGGTAACACGACGGCGCTGTTAAATTCGTCCAACGCGGTAAGCAATTACATCGCCAATAATCCAGGCTACAACCCGGTCGGTGTGACGACCAACACGATGGGCACATCTCCGTTTACTTATGCGGCAGGCTCGTCTCCTGAGACACACTATGTCAGAAGTGCCGGAACCATCAGTTCGATCACGATTGGCGGTCAGACCATAGCGACGGCGGCGCTTGCCAACGACCCGATCACGATCCAGCTTGGTCCAAATGAAAGCTACATCACGACGTGGGCCACTACCGCGCCGACTTACGTGAGGAGCGTTCATTGATGGCTGACAATTCCGTACCGAGTAGCAGCGCGACCGATGAGCAGGCCAATTCGGCTCTGATCACGGCCATGCAGAATGTCGTGACGGCGATCAATGGGCTGACCCAGGTCGTGACAAATGCTACACCTTCGTGGCCTCCACGGCTTCCCTGAGGTGATGTCATGCCCGTAGAAGGAACTCCTAAGGAAATTATTCACGAAGAAATGGGGCGCTTTAAGCGAGGTCAACTCCACAGTGGGCCTGATAAATATGGGCACCTTGCAAAGAGTAGAGCCCAAGCCATTGCCATTGCACTCAGCGTCGCTCGACGCAAGGGCAAGGCCGCTGGTGGAGGTCTCGGTGGGATCGACGACGCGGTCATGCGCCAGTCGGTCAAGTCCATGCACACCGGAGCCATCCATGGGTCTATTCCAGGTCGCACGGATCATGTGCCCCTGATCGTGCCCAACGGTAGCTACGTGCTGCCGGCGAGCCACGTTTCGCACATCGGCCAGAATAATACAGCGGCCGGTTTCGACGCTATCGACCACGCGCTTGGTCCGTCGCCGTTCGGTGGTGGCAAGACGCCGTCAGTCCATCATGGTCGTGGCCCTCCGAGCGCGCACGCCCCCTCGCTTGCGTCTCACAACAATGCGCCGCCCGGCATGCATACGGCCAAGACGTTCGGCATCTTCCATCAGGGCGGTGTGACTGGTGGCGGCGATAAGGGCGTCAAGATCATGGCGGCGTCTGGCGAGTACGTGCTGCCGCCTGAGTTCTGTGAGTCTCTAGGCCGCGCGGCTCTAGAAGACCAGTACGGTGAGAAGGCTAAGAATATTGGTTCCGAGCACGCTCTCGATACGGGCCACGAGATACTGGATGCGTGGGTTGAGCAGACCAAAAAGAAGCATATTGATGCTCTCAAGAAGCTTCCAGGACCGTCTAAATGAGGAAAATTTCTAGACGGTCAGCCATCGCAAAAGGGCTCAAACAATATTTCACCGGTAAGCCCTGCCCAAAAGGGCATATTACCAAAAGAGTTGTCTCAAACACCGATTGCTGCCAGTGTATGGCGGAGCGTGCGAAGATCTGGCATGCCAAAAACAAGAGGTACGCCAATCAGCGTGCGCGTGCTTGGTATCATGCCAATCTTGAGTACGCTAAAAAATACGGCAGAGACTACTATTGGGGTCTCCTATGACCGATGAAAACAAGGTCTATCCCACTGCTCCGCTTATTCCAGGCCGCACGCATATCCACGATCCGCGTGAGAAACCTCACGCTCATTGTGCGCGCTCTCAATGCCCAGAGCCGCGCCGCTGTCTGAGGGACGGGTGTCAGGACCCGGCGAGAGCATGAAAGTCGATGTCACCGTCACGGAACTCAAGTACGCGCCATCATCTGCCCACAAGGCCGACTACAACGGCAGAGACAATCGGGAGTTCTCCCGCATCAGGATCGCCGAGGCCGACGAAGAGGAAGACCTCGTTAAGATTTGTACGCAGCTCCATGCCGAGAACGGTAGTAAGTATTTTGCACTCAGCGAGGCTAGGGTCCGGGCAAATCTGCGGCGCGCTTTCAACAAGCAGCTGGCGATGGTTCCGGTGATCGGCCGAAAGGGAGCCATCGAGGCGGCAGCCTACGTTTCAATCGAGCAATTTGCCTGGAGCGATGACTGGCATATTTCGGAGTGGTTCAATTATGTACTGCCTGATTTCCGCAAGTCGCGGCACGCTCAAGCATTGTTGGTTTGGGAGCGTGACGCCTCCGAGAATATGAAGAAAGTTCTTTGGATCGGTGTTACCACCGAGTTCAAACTTGCTGCCAAGCTGCGGCTTTACCGCCGGGTATTCGGTGAAAAATTGCTCATCGGGGGCAGGCCGCCCGACAGATTGTACAGTGCTGAAGGCAAGCGTCTCGTCATCGATATAGATCATATTCTGGCGTCGAGCGGATGCGCTGGGTGTTATTTCGTTTACAAACCAAGGTCAATGACAGATGCAGCACACTGATAAATTGACAGGACTGTCTGCTGAAAAATTAAGGGCAATCCTCAATTACGATCCCTTATCCGGAACATTTCGCCGAAATGGCAGCATTGCCGGCTACCTCAATTATGGCCGTCTGGTTATAAAAATCAATCAACGTGCTTATTTTGCGCATCGTTTGGCATGGCTTTACATGACCGGAGAATGGCCAGAACACGATGTTGACCACATCAATCTTATCAAGAACGACAATCGCTGGTCGAACTTACGCGCGGCGACGCGCTCTCAGAATTGCGGCAATCAACGTGTTCGGCGCAACAACTTTTCTGGACTGAAGGGGGCCTATCGTCATCCGACGGCGGGATGGACTTCTCATATTCGGGTCAATGGAAAATTGCATGGTCTTGGTTCCTTTGCCACCGCAGAAGCGGCTCACGCAGCCTATGCCGCGAAGGCGGCAGAGCTATTTGGCGATTTCAGTAGGGTCGTATAATCTGGCGCTATCCTGCGACGAGCGCTTCGCCGCATTAACTCTGTGTGGCGGCGCGGTCCATGGGCTCCAGTTCCAAAGGCGCAACTACTAACGTCTCCAATAATTCGCCTCCGCCGGAGGTGATGCAGGAGTACGAAAACATCATCAATCGGGCCAACGTCGTTGGCTCGCAGCCCTACCAGCAATATGGCGGCCAGATGGTCGCCCCGATGTCGCAGGAGCAGCTCAGCGGCATCGCCGGCATCAACAACGCGCAAGGCATCGCGCAGCCCTATTTCAATCAGGCTCAGGATTATCTGTCGCTCGGCGCAGCGCCGACCAGTGCGTACGACATCAATCGGTTCCAGAACCCCTACCAGCAGCAGGTCGTCCAGGCGACGCTGGCCAATCTCGGTCAGCTCAATCAGGAACAGCAGACCGGCCTCGAGGGCAACCTCATGGGCCAGGGCGGTCTATTCAACGACCGTCTCGGGGTGGCTCAGGCGCAGCTTGCCAAGCAGCAGGCTACGGCGGAAGCACCGACGATCGCCGGGCTCAACGCGTCCGGCTATTCCCAGGCGCTTACCGCCGCCCAGGCAGAGAAGAACCGTCAACTGGGAGCTGCCAGCTCGGAGGCCGGGCTCGGCACCGCGAACCTTGCGGACATCCTCCAGGGCTTCCAGGCGCAGTACGGTGCCGGTACAGCTGAGCAGCAGCTTGCCCAGCAATATCTGAACGTTCCCTACCAGCAGTTCCAGCAACAGCAGGCCTACCCCTATCAGCAGCTGTCCTGGCTGGCCGGGATCGGCACCGGCGTCGGGTCGAATATGGGCGGGCAGTCCACGTCGACCACGACCCCGCCGAAGCCTTGGTATCAGTTCTGGAACCGCGGTGGTGGCATCAAGCGGCCGGGCTACGATGAAGGCGGTGGCCTCGGGGGATATCCTTACGCTGGAGCGTCGTCGTACATCCCCGGCATCAGCATCACCCACGGTTCGGGTCCACCGAAACCGGCAGCAGGGCACCAGCAAAAGGGACAGGACCCCTTCGGCGACATCATGAAGATGGGCCAGAGCCCGATGGGCAAGGGCCTGGGGAAGATGTTCAATCCCTCGACGCAGGGCGGCATCCCAGATTTGATGGGGACCGGCGAGCCCGGACTTGACGAAGTTACCCAAGCTGGCGCCGAGAGTGGAATGTCGGCCGGGGAACTTGGTTTCACTGCCGGCGGGACCGACCTTCTGGCGTCCGGGGCGGGCGACGCGGCGGTCGCCGGTGGGGGCGAGGCTGCAGCTGGTGCCGGGGCGGCGATGGGGGGCATGGACCTTAGTGCCCTATTTGCCCTATTTGCCCTCAAAGATGGCGGTGGCATCAATGTTCCCCCTGGCATGAGGCGAGGTGGAGGTATCCACGGCTTGCATCGTCTACATAGGGCTGGGGGCGGCGGGGATTTTATTCCAAGCCGGGACGACCCCCAAGATTACTCGGATTTCCCCGATGATATCCCCACATCATCCACACCCCCTCCAGACGCTCCTACGGGGGCTGGCCTTGCGCCCATGGCGGCCGCCCCCCTATCAAGCCCCACCGGTCTCGCAAGACCCTCCTGGGCGGGCGCCGTAGGGGCTCCTGAGGCTGTTCCACAGGCGGGCCCGAACCGGCCGGTGCGCAACTGGGAAGAAACCGCGAGCGGTGCCCCTGGCGGCATTGCTGGAGATTGGACGCCAAACGCAGCCTCATCGCGGACGCCAACCTATCCCGGCATGGCCGGTCAGGTGGCGGATCAGTGGCGCGAGGCCGGCGCCAAAGAGAACGCCGTCAAGGGTGTACTCTATAACGTCAATGCCGAGAGCGAGTTTAGGTCTGAACTGCGCCATCCAGATCAGCCGCGGTTTACCGGCGAGGCGCACTACGCGCACGGCATGTACCAGCATGGCGGTAATCAATGGACCGGTCTCGATCGCTATGCCCAGCAGAATGGTTTAGACTGGAGAGACCCGAAGACCCAGACGGCGTATGAGATCGAGAACCTTCGACGCACCAACCCCGATGTCTGGAGGAGAATGAATGAAGCACCGACATGGCAGGAAGCGGCTAAGGTCTATGCTCGATGGCTCGCCCCTAAGAAGGAATATCTCGATCAGCGCGAAGCCAATATCGACCGGTCCTCTGACCCTCTTCACGGATACACTGGAGCGAGCACGGCAGGTTCTGCTGGAGATGACCGGCTGCCCGCCAGAGCTACTCCGACCAGTGGCGGGGTCACGCTGCGGTCAACTTCAGATGGCGAAGGAAATGGTGAGACTCGCACGACGCCGGGGTCTGGTGGGATAGGGCGTCTATTCACGGCGGACAATGCCCTGCGGTTCGGGCTGGCTATGCTGGCCAATCCGACGCCCTACATCGGCAACGCGATTGGTCAGGCCGGGCTTGCCACACTGGGGGCCAGCGCCGAGCAGGAGCGCTATGGCGCCAAGCAGCTCCAGGAGGATCGCAAGTTCAAGCTCGATGCCCGTTTCAAGCAGGCGCAGATCGACAAGATCGACAAGGGGTTCGAGCTTCAGGGTCAGAGGCTAGACTTGGCAAATTCTCAGGCAGCCGAGCGCGCCGCCCATTTCCAGGATCAGCGCGAGTATCAACAGGAGCGGGAAAGGCTGGCGCGGGAGAAGTCCGACAGGGAACAGAAGCGAGCTTCCGACCTCGAGGAAAAACGTCAGAAAGACGAGAAATTCGGCGTCCTCTCTCCTGGTTTCAGGTGGAAAATCAATCCCGACACTGGCGTTCCCGACCCTTCGCGAGGGCAGGAGGCTATCCCCGGCGGCAAAGAGTCGGCCGAGCAAGCTGGCAACAAGGCAGCCGCAATAGCGCAGGCAAAATCTGAAGCGACGCGCTCGCAGACCGGCTTGGATGACAACCAAGTCGAGCAGATGGCGGCGATGTACAATATCGTTGGTCCTCAGGCTTTGACCAATGTCGGTCGTGGTACGCAAGGCAGCGCCGCCCTTATGGCAATTCACAAGGCAGCGGCGCGTCAGCGCGTTGAGAACGGCGTCACCCCGCAGCAGCAAGCCGATGCCTGGAACCGCTTCAAGGGTGACGCCGCGGCACAGCGCACGCTATCGACCTCCGAGTCCAAGATGGGCATGGCCGGCTTCGAGGCGAAGGGCGCGATCGCGCTCGCTGAGCCGATCATCAAGAAGATGGAGTCCACGCGAACCAACATCCTGCCGCTCAACAAGCTGATCGAACTCTACCAGAAGGGCACCCAGTCGGAAGATCAGTACGAGCTGATGACGCGCCTCCAGGGTATCGAGAATACCTATGCGGCGGTGATGTCGCGCGGTTCCAATGTGGTGACCGATTCGGCACGTAATCGTGCGCACGAATTGCTCAACTCGGCGACTAGCCCGAACGTCATGCGTCGGGTGATCGAGACTATGAATAGCGAAATCGACATGGCGATCAATTCGCCGGAGAAGATGCGCGAGTTCTACCGCAAGAACCATGGCGAGGCATCGCTTGAGCCTGTTCCGTTGGGTGGTGGCGCTGGTGGCGGAGGCGGTGGTGGTGGAGCAGGAACGGAAACGCCTCCGGTAGCCAACGCCAGGAAAGCGCCGGACGGGAAATGGTACGTCTCTGACCCAGAACGACCCGGTAAATATCTCCAGGTGCAATGATGCCTGAATTGGTTCCTGTCGATCATGATCCGTTTGAAGGCAGCGCGGGACCAAGCTTCTCGCCTGTAGAGCACGATCCTTTTGCCGCCGCTCCGGAGAAAACTTTCGCTGGTCTTCCTAAGGGCGGTGGCGTCGAATCGGAAGGCATGAGCGATGCCATTGTTGCCGGTGTGCGTGCAGCTAAGGCAGCCGCATCGCGCTTTTTCCAGCCTTCCGAGGTAGAAAAGACCGGTAATATCCCGGTTGATCTTCTAAAGGGCGGAGCTGAAGCGGCCATTAGTCGGCCATTTGAATCGGTCCAGGCTGGAGTGGCTGCCGGCGCGGAGTCGCTTGGACCGAAGGTTGACCCGCTACTCGCCAAGGCCGGCCTGCGCCCCATGAAGGAGCTTGGCCGCACGGCGGCCGGCGTGATGGAGAGCGAGGGCGTTGGCGGTGGCCGCGGCCAAGGTGCTATTGCCGCCCATGCACCTTCCGCCGCGCCCAGGGAGACGGCCAGGGTCCTGCAAAAGATCGCTCAGGAGGCTTCTGGCGAGACACCTGGGGGCGTTCTGACCGAGGGGCCGCCTGCCGCTCCGACATTCCCACCAGCGACTGGACCGGAACCGCCACAGCCCGCACCTTCGCCGCGCCCGGCGGGTCAGCGCTCAGTCGGCGCCGCCGGCGGCACCAACGCGCTTGAAGCCGCCTCTCCCGAAGCCCAGGAGATGGTGCAGCGGTCCTTCGAGCCTTCCGGCTATACCCGCCACTCCATCGAGGATGTCATCGAAGGGCTTCACCCTGAGGAGACCTTCGGTGAAGCGAACGAAGACCTCCGGGGACATATGGGGGGCCTACAATCATCGGTGGGGCAACAGCGAACGGAAATCGCTAATACATTGCGTGATCGCGATGCCAGATACCCAGAGCGTGCGACCGGCTACATCAATGACGCTTTTGGCGACAGCACCAACGTTCGAGAGTGGGAAGCGGATATCAAGCGGCGGCGCAAGGCAGCCGCCGATCCGCTGTGGGAGAAGTTTGAGAGCACCAGGATCACCCCCACCCCAGAGATCGAGGCCATCATCCCGCGATTGCGGGCAGCTGGCGCGCTGACCGAGGCGAACCGGTTCCTGGCGATGGAGGGAAAGCCGGCGACGCGCGGGTTCCCGGAGCTGACTGAGGAGACTGGTGGCGGTAACAGCATGCGCACTCCAACGGAACAGGAGCGCATCCCGACTGCCGAGGCGTTTCAATATGCCAAGGAGGCGCTCGACGATGATATCTCCGGCTCCAAGAAGGCCGGCGCCCGGCGGCGTCTCGTGGAGTTGAAGAACGACCTTGTCAATGCGATCGACAATCACTCCGACCCGCAGGTGGCCGGCGTCTGGAAGTCTGCGCGCGATGTGTGGGCTGGACCGACAGGCGTTCTCAAGGCCAAGGATTTCGGCCGCAAGGTTCTGACTGACGCTGTTAATCCGGAGGAGTTCGAGGCCCTGTGGGGAGAGATGTCCCCCTCCAACAGAGAGGGTGTTCGCATCGGCCTGCGTGACATGCTGGACCGCCAGATGGGCAAGAAAGGCACGCCGGGACGCCGTATGGCGAATGTCGAGAGCGTCATCAACTCCCCCGACAATCAGCTCAAAATTCGCGCCATGCTTGGTGACGACGGGGCAGAGCAATTGTTCCAGTCGTTCGAACAAGAAAAACGCATGAGGCAGGCGATTCCAAGGATTATTGGAAACTCGGAGACCGCGCCGCGGGAGAGCTACAAGGCGTTTTGGGCGCCGCCGGAAACCGGCCCGCTTGAGAAGGCGGCGAAGGTCGCTGGCACGGTGGCAGATGTTGCTACGTTGCGTGTCGGTTCGTTAGCAAAGAAGGGCCTTGAGTATGTTGGCAACCGCATGGACGCGGGGGCCGCGAGGCGATCTCAACGCATCGCCGAGGAGGCTGGGCGCATCTATTCGACGGTAGGGCCCGAGCGCGACGCTATCATGCGCGAACTCACGCGGCGCGCCGAAGAGGGTCCAGGAGGCCTCGCCGGGCCTGTCGGGCGCCAGCCGCTGGTCCCGCAGGTTCTCGAGCGCGGCCGTTCCGGACGGCCCATCAAGCGTACGCCGCTGCCGATCGGGACTGAGAATGAAATCCTGGAGCGCGGGGCGCGCAAGGTTGAGGAAGGCCCAGCACCGGGTGAGCGGCCTCCTCCCGAGCGTCAGGCGATGTCGTTCGGTGACATGAAGCGGCGTGACTTCCTAAAGGGGATCGCTGCCACCGGGATCGCCGCGGCAAGGCCGGAGGTGATCACGTCAGCCCTGAAGCAAACGGGGATGGGTGAGCGCCTCGTTGACGCCGCGGCGCCGCGCGCGCTCGCCCGACAGGCAATTTACTCTTTCGGGGAAGACAAAACCCAGGCGCTCAACTATCTCTATGAGCAGGCCAAGAACGCCAAACCGGGTAGTCCGATCGAAAAGGCCTACCGTACCGCGGTGCGCTATATCACCAGTGGCGATATCACCAAAGAGCCCAGCATCTGGGAAAAATCTGTTGCAGAACTAAGGGCACACGATGACACAGTCAGGGCCGGGCAAGCCGCCCGTCAAGCTGCAGAATTATCCGGCCGAGGAGAGGTTTCAGAAACCGCTGGACCAAAACTGGAAGCGTCTGAAGCCGCCAAACCTTCCGCCGAAGAAGAAGTGAAGCAGGAGCCGGGACTTCGTCTTCCAACTCAATCAGGCGAGAGGGTCGACGCCGATACTTCCTACCCGCGCGCTAGCGACACCGTGGATGGGCTCAAGGTCCGCAAGGATGTCCCGAACACCGCCTCGATCGGCGCGGAACTAGGAAATGAGGGCAACTATCAAGAGTTGCCGGGCATTCGCGAGGTGCCGTTCTCGATGTTTACGGGGCTGGCCAAGCCGACGCCGCGAACAACGGCACTAGGCGATGCCATCAAGAATAGCGGCGAGATTAACCCACTAATTGTCGCCGTCGATGAGAAAGGGCCCTACATCCTGGAGGGCTCCAATCGCTTCGACGCGCTTCAGCACATCGGCAAGACCAGCTTTCCGGCCGTGGTGGTGATCGATAATTCTGCGTTGGAACGACAAGCCCTTGCCCGGGATGTGACCGAGCGCGGACGTTCCGGTCGACCGACTAAGACTGCGCCTATCCCAACCGGAACCGAGAACCAAATCCTTCAGGCCGGCTTTGAGCGTTCCCGCGGCCCGACGTTCTACTCGGGCGTCGAGCAAGCCGTGAATGCAGCCAAGACGACCAAAGCACCACCCCAACAATGGCTCGCTACCATCAAAAATGCGCCGGGCGTGGGGCGAGAAGAGATGCAATGGCTGGGGCTTGAGGATTGGCTGAAAGACCAGAAAGGCCCGGTCACCAAGCAGCAGCTTGCCGATTATGTGCGGGCTAATCAGATTGAGGTGAGGGAGGTTCACAAGGCAGAAGGCCAACCATTAGAGGGTGGTTTTATTCTAGGAGAACCAAAATTCGCCTCCTACCAGCTCCCCGGCGGCGAGAACTACCGCGAGCTGCTGCTGACGCTGCCGGACAAAAGTGTTGACCGCATTTCCGGCATCCAGCAGCAACAGCGCGCGTTAGAACGCGATCTGAGAGAAGGTCGGATCGAGAGCGGCCCATTCAACCAGCAAATGGCGGCGTTGGACGAGCAATTGGACGCTGCCCATCGCGGACCTCAAAGCTTCAAATCCTCCCACTTCGACGAACCCAACATCCTCGCCCACGTCCGCTTCAACGATAGAACCATAGACGGCAAGAAGACGCTGTTCGTCGAGGAAGTGCAGAGCGACTGGCATAAGAAGGGGAAGAAAGGTGGCTATACTGATGATGCCGCGATGAAGGCGTTAAAAACGGAGCGTGCATCTCTCGAAAACCGTATCAGAGGCGAAAAACTTCCGAGTGGTCAAACGGTGGCAGAGCGTGTTGATGAAATTGACAACGCCATAGAGAACGCGAAAGGAGAGGTTCCTGACGCCCCCTTCAAGACCACATGGCCGGAACTCGCCATGAAGCGGATGATCCGCTATGCGGCAGAGAACGGCTACGACAAGGTCGCGTGGACAACAGGAGAAACGCAGGCGGCAAGATACGATCTCAGCAAGCACATCGATCAAATAATTTACGACCCAAAAGAAGGCACATTGATTGCCAGTAACAAAGGCAATCGAATTCTGGATAAGGACGGGGTCAAGCCGGAAGAATTACCTGACTACATCGGCAAAGAGGCTGCCGACAAGCTGCTGAACAATCCAACCGAAAAGGGTACTCGGGGCGCTCATATGCTTTCCGGCCTCGATCTCAAAGTCGGCGGCGAGGGCATGAAGGGCTTCTACGACCAGATATTGCCGGCAACGGTCAATAAGCTGGTCAAAAAGTTCGGAGCGAGGGTCAGTCAAGGCGATGTTCACTTGGCGCAACCAGCCAAAAATATGCCGGACATCAAGGAACGCGCTCATACTGTCGACATCACCCCTCGCCTGCGGGAAAGTGCCTTCGTCAAAGGCCTACCTCAGTTCGCGTCCGGCGGTGCTGTCAAATCGCCCATGAGCACGCGCAAGAAGTATAGCTATGCACACGATCGAGGTACCAAGGCTGAGCACTGCTCGAACTGTTCGATGTTCCGTAAGCCGCACGGCTGTACCGCGGTGGGTGGCTTTATCGCCAAGATGGGCAAGTGCGATATCTGGGAGGCGACCCGTAAGCGGCGCGCCGATGGTGGGTCGCTATTAGATCCGACGCCGATGGCGGACAATCCACCCTACAGCCTGAGCCAGGATTTTCACGAGCGCTTGCCGGAAGCAGAGGGTTTGGTTGAGGACCGTCGCAACGAACCCCAGAGTGGCTATGATCACATGCTGGCGCATCTTCAGCGGATGGGTCAGCTCGGCAGGTTAATGTATCCGTGGGCGCCGGGTAGGGATTTTTACACGCCAGAATCACATCACATTAAGCGACAATCTGGGAAACTTTCGGAGGACATCGGCGTGCATGATGTCGGTCGCCCGCACCGCGATGCCGGCGGTCCCATTAACTCCGTCATACCGGGCTTCCCTAGCCTTGCCGGCGGTCCCGGGGCCGGGATCGCTCCAATGCCGGAGTGGCAGTGGAACAGCCAACAGCCGATGGCGCAACCAAAGTCTCCGACGATTGAGTCCGGTTTCTCCTTCGGCGGCAATCACGCGCTGACTGCGGAGAGCATGGAACCGTCTGCCTCATCAACTCAGTTCAAGAGCGGCTTCTCGTTCGTGCCGCGGCAGACCGGCCGGGAAGGAAAATAGATGCCTACGCCGTGGGACGGCATCTCGCGGATGCCCTGGTTTCAGAACATGATGCGGTCCCGCCAGGGCAGCGCGCCGGGCAACATGATGTCGCAGCTGATGAACCGCAGCGGCCAGCAGTTCGGAAACATGAGATCCAACTTGATGGCTGGAATGAATCAGCCGCCCCCAAATCCTCCGGCCATGGGTGGACAACCACCTCCGAACCCGCCGGCCGGAGCGATCCAGCCCCCGCCTAATCCTCCAGCTGGACTTGGGATGCCTCCCAGCATCATGCCTTCGCCTAATCCGTCGGCCGGTCTCGGTGCGCTTAGTGGGACCGGAATGTCGGGTGATGCGGGACTGATGGTAAATGACGCCGGACCAATGGTCGGGTCGCCAACACAGCCCGGGCCCGGTCAAACGCCCCCTCAGATTGGTCCGACCTCCGGTATGGAGGGGATGATGGGATCATTGTTCTCTGGCGGCGGTCCGAGGCCATACAAGCATGGCGGCGCGGTCGAACCGACCGACGGCCAGAAGAAGGCGGGCAACTACAAGAAGCGCCATATCACCGTTCATGGTCTCGACATCTCGATCGAAAACGAGAGAGGATCGACCCGGTCCGGAACCGGGAAAGACGGCAAAAAGTGGTCCGTCAAGATGCCGGCGTCCTACGGATATTTTCGGCGTAGCGAAGGTGCTGACGGTGACCACGTCGACTGCTACATTGGACCTCACATCAAATCGCCTAACGTTTGGGTAGTCGATCAAGTCGACGCTGATTCAAAGCGGTGGGATGAGCACAAATGCTTTCTCGGTTTCGCTTCAGAGGCGCAGGTTCGTCGCGTTTACGCCGCTGCCTTTTCTGATGGCAAGGGGCATCGCCGCATCGGGTCGATACGAAAAATGAGTGTCGACGAGTTCAAGCACTGGCTAAAGAATGGCGACACGTCCAAGCCGGTAGCGAAGGCAGCCTGATATGGCCGACAGTTTCACCAATAATTACAAGCTAGTAATTCAGGTCACCGGCTCGAACAGCGGAACATGGGGCGACGACTTTAGCAATAACGCCACGACGCCGCTCGACAACATCTTGGGCAGCACCCAGTCGGTGGTGATGACGAATGCAAACGTCAGCTTGTCGATGGTGCAGTGGCAGAATAAGGCCTTCAAGATCACCGGCACGCTGGTTGCGAACCTTACGCTGTTTCTGCCGCTGAGCATTAACGCGTCGGGTGGCACGCCAGCTGTTGGCGGCGAGTTCGTCGTCTGGAACGCAACGTCTGGCAACTTCTCGATCTCAGTATCGACTCTGGCTAGTGGTGCCGGTGCCGGTGTCACTATTCCGCAGGGCGCCCGCTCGCTGCTCTACAGCGACGCCAAGGACGTTTGGTACGCCAATGATGCCTTTGGTATCCCGGCGGGCGTGGTAGCCGATTTTGCCGGTTCGTCGGCGCCTCCCGGCTGGCTCCTATGCTTCGGCCAGTCGCTGCTGCGCGCGCAATATCCGGCGCTCTTCAATGCAATCGGCACGACCTATGGCGCGGTCGACGGCACCCACTTCACCATGCCGGACTACCGCGGCCGGCTCACGGCCGGCAAAGACGACATGGGCGGCTCGGCCGCCAACCGTATCGGCGTCGTCGTTACCGATAGCGGTACGATCACCGGCACGGCGCTTGGCTCAGTCGGCGGCAGCTCGACCCACACCCAGGCTACCGGCGAGGTTGGTCAGCACAGCCATGGCATCACTGATCCGCAACATACGCACTCCTATGTGAACCCCAATACCGGAGGCATCTCCTCGTACAATGGCGGAAATGCCGGTGCCATAAATGGCGCCGGTACGACTGGCGCCTCATCCACCGGCATCACCATCAACAACTCAGCGGCACCATCCGCGATGGCATGGCTGCAGCCAACCGCCATCACCAATAAGATCATATTTTCAGGAGCTTAAAATGTCGGTCGATCTCGCCGCTCTTACGCTGGCAAATGGCTCGCTGTGGGTGACCTGCGAGATCGTTCCGGAGCGCAAGCCGGCAGTCATGTCGATCGGGCGCCAAATCTGGGCCGCGAAAGCTCGATACGATGAAATTCACCAGGACACCGCGGTCCCATGGTGGGTTGTCGGCATCATCCACTATCGAGAGGCTGATCTGAGCTTCTCGAGATCGATTGCGCAGGGCGACCGCTGGGATAGGGTTTCAACTCATGTCCCGCGCGGCCGCGGTCCCTTTCACAATTGGCGCGAGGCGGCGATTGATGCGCTTGTCAAGTGCCCGCCGTTCACTGCACGTTGGACGGATTGGTCGATGGGCGGGGCACTGACGGCGACCGAGGCTTTCAACGGATTCGCCTACGAGCAGTACCATCACGAGAACTCGCCCTATAATTGGGGTGCCACCAATCACGAAGAGCGCGGCAAGTACGTGGCCGATGGTAAGTATAGTGCGGCAGCTTGGGATATGCAGATCGGGTGCGCGGCCTTGATGAAGGCGCTGTTCGAGATCGAGCAGGGCACAAAAGTGTAACCCGTTTGCTACATAATTAGAAAATCTTCTAGATGTGAGGTTGCCCACCCTACGCGCGCTCCGTAGGGTGAAGCGTTAATCTGTTAACCCACAAAGGGGGAAAGACGCATGAAAAATTTTGCTTGGGGTTTGGCCGCCGGTCTGATGTTTGGCTGGTGCGCTCAAGGCGACGCAGCCGACCTGCAACCGCACGCGGCCTACAAGGCTCCGGTACTCGCGCCCGTCTACGATCCATGGAACGGTTTCTATCTCGGCATCAACGGTGGTTATGGTTTTGACCTTTCTGGATTGACGGCTAGTCAGCCGCCGTTCTTCAGCGACGCTGAGCTTGCTACAGCTCCGCAAGGGTTCACGGGAGGCATCCAGGGTGGCTACAACTTCCGCCTCGGATCAATGTTCGTTGCCGGCCTGGAGGCGGATGTCAATGGCGGTGCCCTCAAGGGTTCGGCTGCGGCGCCAGGATTCATCACCGGAAGAAGTGAACTGAATTGGTTCGGGTCAGTCGGCGCCCGCTTCGGCATCACCCCATTCCAAAATTTATTTGCCTATGGGTTTGGCGGTCTGGCATTCGGTGACCCTACGCATACGTTCACGCTGAGCAATTTCACCAACACAGGAGAACCCTGCACCGGTCAATGCTCGGTAACCACGAGCGGGACCAAGACAGGACCGGCCTGGGGGTTCGGCTTGGAATTTGCGCTCGACCAGCATTGGAAGCTCGGGGCTGAGTGGAAGCGTTACGACTTCGGGAAGTCCAGTCTGGAAATGACGCCTGACAGTACAACCACGATCACGTTCAATCCGGCCAACCGGTTCGACGTGGCCCGGATGAAGCTGAACTACTCGTTCTAATCCGCCTTGAAGTGTATGAATGACGAAGATTAGGGCGCCGTCTTGTGCGGCGCCCTTTTTTTGTCATAATAGCCGACAGGAGGTGACGAATATGTTTGGAATCACGAGCTGGAAGACGACTATCGGCGGACTTCTCGGACTTCTTGGCGGTGCTGTGACCATCGGTAACATGCTCACGGGACACGCGCCTATGGACCCGACGAATATCAGCATAGCGCTGGCGGCGATCGGCGCCGGTTGGACCGGACTTACCGCCAAGGACCATAACGTCAGCAACGCACCCGCGCCAACGCAGGCAAAGACGGTGTAACTTTTAAAGGGCGCAAATGCCTCTCGATGGAAACGGTATTGGTTGGAAAGTAATCGGTCCGGGCATAATCGCAGTTCTACT